CGGCAACCGGCACCTATGGAGCATCCTCGGCAACCGGCACCTGTGGAGCATCCTCGGCAACCGGATACAAAGGAGCATCCTCGGCAGAAGACAAGGATGCAGTAGCTGTTGCTTGGGGTTACAAATCAAAAGCCAAGGGCGTTCTTGGGGCATTTCTTGTTTTTGCAGACTGGGAATACACTGGTTCAGAAGATGATACAGAATATGACAGAAATAACCAGAGTGCATGGGTTCTTAACGGTGCAAAAATGGTGCAGGTTGATGGGGAAAATATCAAGCCGGATACTTGGTATACGATTGAAAATGGAAAGATTTCGGAGGTATCAGAATGAATTACATAAAAGCAAAATATCCAAACCAGAGCCGGCAATATATATTTGCTACATCAGACGATGTAAAAGCCGGAGACATGGTTTTAAATGCCAAGGGCGCAAAGCTGACGGTTACGGATGAATCGGTGGATATGAAGTGGGTGGCAACCTACGGTGCTGATAAGCTGGAGGTTGTGAAGAAATATGAAGATCCGGAAAAACGCTACATCATCGAGCGTGAGTTTGAACATGCAGGCTACAAATGTGTTGTCATATTTGGAAATGTCGGGCACAGATGCGGTTATGTCGGTATTCCAAAGAATCATCCGTTATACGGAAAAGATTACGGCGATCACCTTGAAATCAAGAAATCTGATGTTGTAGACAGAGCGGTAAGTGGAATTTTCCCTTTGATCGGTGTTTGCCTTGACGAGGACGAGAGAATCCGCATCGAAGCATATTTTCAGTGCCACGGCGGTATTACATACGCAGGCGGTGGAGAACATTCAGATTATCCCATTGAAAGTGATTTATGGTGGTTTGGATTTGACTGTGCGCACTATGGAGACGCGGATGATTTGGACCGTGCAATAGATCTGTTTCCAAGTAGAAAGGACATGTATTTGTTAAAGAAAAGGGTAACGAGTAGATATCCGATTGATGAGGCTGTCATTCGCACGGAGGAATATGTCACGGATGAATGCAAGAAGTTAGCGGAACAGTTAAAAGAATTTGAAGAAAGCGAGGAATAGTTATGGTTGTTAAAACAAAAACATTTTGGGGCGGAAAGAAATTTCACAAGGTAGATCTTAAAAAAGATCGCTGCGAATATACCGTTTTGATTGATGGAGAGGTGTACAAAAAGACATCGAATGAACTGTATGCAGTTCAGGCATTTAATTCAATTTAAGGAAAGGTCGGTTAATTATGGCACAGAAAAATAATTTAGAGGTGCAGAAAGTCAACACTGCGGTCAGTCAGTGGACTAATTCAATAACAAACCTTGTTACAAAGGATTTTGAGTTATGCGGCGTTCCGTATGATGATTATTCAAAGCAATGCGCTATGTCAGCTATGACAAGCATCTATCAACTTGTTAAGGATAGCGATAAAATCAAGGACTTAAACGGACTTGATACATCAAATCTGCGCGAGGTTGTCGGTCAGTGCGCAAGTCTTAAGCTTAATGCGAATGCAGTGCCGAGAGAGTGCTATTTTCAGTTGCGCACAAAGAAATCCGGAGAAAACTATGTACAGGTCGTAGAAATGGGAATCGAGGGAGACGGCAACGATGCATTGCTTCGTAACTATGGGGAGAATGTAGATACCGTATATCCTTGCTGGCTTGTCAAAGAGGGGGATGAGTTTTCTTATCCAAAGCATAAGGGAATCGAAATGACACCGCCGGAATGGGAAGAGAAAGGACTTTCACAGAAAGTGATCCGCATTGTTTATCCACTGAAATTAAAGGACGGCACGTTCCAGTATCTGATCGCAGAGAGAGACGGCGTAAAGGTTAATCTGTTTGCTCATGTGCGTAACAATCTGATGAATGAGACTTTCGGTATTTGCCAGAATCGTTACAAGGCATCTGCGGAGCAGTTAAGCAAAATCAAGTCAAAGAAAG